CTACTATAGTTTTATTTATCAACCACTAAACTGACAGACTATAACGTCGCAATACTGAACTCTCATATCAAGAGAACTGCTGAAGGGACCATTTGCAGTATAGGGCACTGGATGAGTGTGAGACCCACCATTTCCATAAGTAGCGGTTGAGTTGCCAGGATTGACAACTGTTACATTAGCTCCAGGCCCCGAAGGAATGTTAGCGTTTGAATTATTTGTTGGATGACTATGAGGTGGAATTTGATTTGTATCTAGAGTTACGGGACCTGCAGCAAAAGTAATAGTAACAGGAACATTAACACTGACAGGTCTCGTAGTTAGAGCAGCGGTAAAAGAATTTGTTCCGCCGGATCCACCACCCGTTCCAGATACCACTCTCAACATCTTATTGTTTTGTGCTACTGTAGTCCATCCAGTCGGAGCAGTTGATCTAAAGAAAAAACTTCTTGTACCACTCGGAAAAGAAAAACTCGATCTGCCACTGGCAGATGTTCCATCGCTAAAATTTATTCCAGTAGATGTTAGTACAGCAGCCATTTTATATAATTAAATATTATTTCTCTGAATATTTATACGTACCTGGTGTATAACCACCCAGTACACAGATATTTTACAACTCCTTTTGGTGGCATAATTCCTCTGTGAACAAAATCCCAAGTTGCTGGGAAAAAGATTAATTTGCCCTCTTCTGGTTTAATTTTTTGACCATCAATAAGAAACTCTGTCTCTCCTCCAGGTCCGTCTACAGTATTTAAATACCAGATAAAAGTTATTTGTCTATCACCATTTTCGTCCTTACAAAAGTCATGGTGCCAATGATAGAATCCTTCTCCACCTATAGTTCTTTGTATTTGATATCCAGTGTCAGAAACATCACCAATATCAGTATAGAGATTATCAGAAAGATATTTTCTATACTCAATTAGTCCATTTGTCAAAGATTCATAAAAAATTTGATCTTCATATTCCCATCCAGGTAACCCCGATATCTGAATGTCTGTAGATTTTTTAACGTCGGTATGAAAACCACCAAGGGTTCTTCCTGCACACTTTCTCAAATCTCGTTCAAACCTATAGATGGTTTTTTTACAAAATTCACTATCAAGTGCATTTTGCTTTTCCCATACGAACTTACTCATTCTCTATTCTGTTTCCAAGTCTTACGAACCCTCTTCAGTTCTTTAAGTTCCAGTTTAATGTTTTGATAGGCAGTCTCACTGTCAATCTTATCTGCCATTTCCATAGCAATGATTACATCAACTCTTGTACCAAAGTGTTTTAGAGCAGTCTCAAAACAATCCAAGTCTTCATACATCGGTCTTATTCTCCGCTAGAATATCTATGCGAGCATCTAATGAGTTCCAACATTCATAGAGTGCATTAGATTGTCCTACATTTTCTTCCTCAAGAACACTTACACGATCTTCGAGTTCTTGAATTTTTTTCTCCAAAACTTCAAGTGGAGATGGTTCTTGTATTCCCCACTTTTGAAAAAACCAATAAGGATTTTGTTTCATAGTACATTCACCGACTTCAAGTAATTTCTATAAGCCATAAATCTACGGAGGGAGGGTTGTCCCGGAATAGGACCTAGACTTTCGCAGATTTCACAATAACATATCCAATCATGCCACGGAGTCGTCGGGTCCAGTGCCGGATGTGTAGTCTGTTGTGTGTAGTTTTTCAATGAGTCGAATAAGTTCTGGAGTTTCATCCCATTCCCATACCTGATTATGTGTTGGATCTTTTTTTTCTATCGTATAAGTTCTTTTTGTCATTTTAAGATTCCTCCTTTGTAATTTTTGATCTTAAATGTTTTTCAGCAATTTCTTTTTTCAAAAGAATATAATAAAGTTTATATGCGGGAAACTCATTGTCAGGTCCTAGGGAAAGATTTACTGCGTATTTCCACAAACTTCTCAATTTATCATCAGAGATATAAAGTTTATCTAATGGTAATTTTTCTGACATAATTTTATATTTTACTGTTGAATTTTAGTATATATTATACATTTTGTCAACAGTTTTTAACTGAAACAAAATACACAATACCAGAATAAAAGTCTTTAAATCCTGGACTACTTGGTATAAGTGGAAATCTTTGGGCTTTTAGAATATTTCTACATACAGGTATTTTATACGTGTCATTATATTCATAATCACTTTTAATTTCTGTATAGTATTCACCCACATGATCTATAATCTTTTTGGTAGAAATTATTTGAAACGCTTCTTTGTCTGATGATGCTATGAGATTTATGACGCCAGTGTATTCTGGAACCCAGTAATCAATTATATACAAAAATTTCATAATTCTCTCCACTCAGATGGATGTGGAGCTAATTGCAATTGCATTGCTCCATTACGATTAGAAGTTAATCGGACATCCCCACCAATTGCAAGTCTTTCACCCACTCTCCTAACAGTTCTCCTAGTAAAATGATAAAATTTACTGGGCACTATAATGACTTCACCCTCTTCAGGTTGATGGAAATGATACTTAGTATTGTATTTGTTCCACTCTGTCATAATATTGTTAGCTCTAGCAAGTTCCAATACAGCGTCAGGGTCATTTTGATTCCCGACACAATTTTCTAAACCAAATTTATCTGAAGTTTCATTTGCGCTAACATAATATACAAATACTAATTCGGAGTGATTGTGCCAATGCGGATGAACCGCATCTGGAACGTGAAGATCGTATCTGTTTTCATTTACATCAAAAACTTCTTCAGAATCTGGTCCTTTATAATCTGCCCAGCATTTAACAACATGGTATGATAACTTTGTAAAATCAACTCCTAAAACTGACATGTATTGATTCAAATTCTCTTTCAATGAATCAAACAACATTGTGTATTTTTCTTCGGTGTGAAGAGAAATTAATGGATTTTTTTTCTTAATACAATTTGTATTATAATGTTTGACATCATCAAAATATAACTCTTTAAATTTATCATGACAACTGACTTTCCCCTTATAAAAAGCTAAAGGAAAAATATCAGTAACTTCATACGTTTCGTTGGTCTTTTGATTGAATTCCATACCAAACCTCATCATCTAACCAATACTTATCTACGTATTTAACGTACTTCTTATTGGGATCTTCAGTGATAAACTTAAAGACATCAGGATTATCATAATCAACGGGGAAATCTAGAAGTTGACTGACCCACTTCAAGTAATAGTTTTTGTGTAAAAAGAAAGCTTCATTGTCTAAGAAGTGGACTTTGAATCCATTCCCAATGATCTCATTCTGATAGTAGTGCATTGCAACTGGTAGAGTTACTTCACCACGAACTCTCTTTTGTTGTTCCGAGTTAATGTTTTGATCCCGTACAATAATACAGATCTGAACTTCAATCCCCAAAGATTGAGCCTTCTCCGCAAACTCTCTGATCTTTGGAATATATCTTACTCCATCATAGAAGAATGGGCAACTTACATTTGCCAACCAGTAATCATAACTTTCAAAGTCTTTCTCGGATAATTCTTCAGGATTTACCCAGTACTTAGCAAAGTATTCTTCATCACTAGGAACCCAATACTTATCTAAAAGACTCTTCCACCCACCAACTTTAGGATGAGTGCTGAATACTCTACTGAAGAAATGATTTCCAGATCCTTGTGGACCAGTAATGATTACAAGTTTTTTCATATAGATTTAAGAGGTTTACCCGTCTTGTTGCAGTTATCCAAAAAGTATTCATCAACGCGATGGATATACTTATCATTAGGATCACTCTCTAAGATCTCATCTACCCGAGAATCCCACCAAGCAATAGGAATACCAACATTCAAACTCTGCAAGTAGTGTCTCTTGTAGAGGTACAACAACTCATAACTTAAGAAGATTGGATCACGAAACTGAAAAAGTTGTTTCATGAATAGAGGCAAAGTACTCTCCCTCCTAAGACGATCTTGTTGATGTCTAAGAATATTTTGATCTCTACCAATCACCAATATTTGCGTTTTAATGCCAAGTTTCTCCACTTCGTTGGCGAATAACATGATATTTGGTTCCCATTTCTTCTCTTGAATACCAAGAGGAACACTAATACTAGTAAAGAAATACTCGTGGGTAGACCAATCAAAATCTTTTAGTTTTGAAGGATCCTTCCAGTGTTCGCAGAATGGTTCTGCGAATCTATGAGCTTCCCAGTAATTATCAAGAAGAGTTTTCCACCCGAATACTTCTGGGTGTAGAGAAAATATCTTAGACCAAAGATGATTACCGGATCCTTGCGGACCGGTAAGTATAACCATGTTTTTCATTACAAAAATAAATTCAGATCAGACAGCGATAGCAGTGTTCTTGTTGCTGATCTCAAGAAGATCCACACGCATTTGTTCTACCATTGCAAGGATACGTTCCTGAACGTCTGCAGCACCTTCTACTAGTTTCTCTAGTTTCCAAGCACCGATGTTGGAGTGGAAGCCTTCGTCCTTAGCGATTGCGGCATAACGTGAAGAGATGAACTCATCTTCAACACACTCAGCCATTTCATGCCATACCGCCTCTGCACGACCCTCGGCGACGAGTTGGTACGCAGCAAGGGCAGCAGGGTCCGAAGATGCCTCATACTTGTCCAGGAGTGATGCACCCTTCGCCTGTGGCGCAGCCTCTTCTGCAGCAAATGCAGCAGCAACATCTAGTTCTTCACCAGAGATGTGCTCAATAACTTCCTTAACCATACGGAAGTGTTTTGCTTCGTCTTGTGCTTGTTTGGTGAGAAGTTCCAACTCGGTTACATCCATGGATGCAGGAGCAGCAGCGATCTCTG